TATATTATAATGAGAAAGAGTTTAAATAAAATAATACAGATAGGTCATTATCCTTTTGACCTGATGATTTCGTTTCATGAATCTGATGCGGAATTTATAAACTCCTTAAAACAATACGGCATTAAAGATTTAGACGATCCGTCTGTTAGACTTGTAGTTGAAATGGAGAAATTATGTGAGGCTGATGGACGGTATTTAATGTTCAGGGGACACCAAAGCGTTATCCGATTAACCCGGTTTCCCCAAAAGGGGAGGGCGACTGATATGGCACTACTGAACCATGAACTTTTACACGCAGTCCATTTCTTTTGTGCTGAAGTCTTGAACGCACCGCTTAACGAAGATACAGCAGAAGTTTATGCTTATCTCTTTCAATATTTAACGGAAGAGATTTATAAACACATATGAAGTACGACCTTATCATAGTACCTGCCTCAAAAGATCGTCACCTGATTGAGATGACGCAGCGGACTATTGATTCATGTTTGGCTGACAATGCAGAGGTAAATGTGATAATGATTGAAACCTTTGCACGGGCGAAATACAGGGGAGTTAATCAAACAATCTTATGGAATAAGCCTTTCAATTACAACGCCTGTTTAAACGAAGGATTAAAATATCGTACCGGAGATGTTCAAATCTTAGCCAACAATGACCTTATTTTCATGAAAGGCTGGTCAGAAATTGGCGGTATTATGGAGGCAAACGGGATACTTTCAGCCTGCGCCCTGAGCGAGAGCCGCGCACACTGGGGTATGCCAAACGATTACAAGGCCTACAAAGGCTACACGATAGGCACGTTCTTTTGTGGTTGGTGTATCTTTCAACATAAATCAGTATGGGATAAAATCTATCCTTTGGATGAAGCTTATGAGTTTTGGTACTCTGATAACGTGCATGCTGAACAACTGAAACGTGCCGGGATAGAACACTATCTTATCTGTGCCGTACAAGTGAATCATATCACGTCGCAGACACTGAATAAAACAGACCGTAAAACAAGATTACAGTATACTCGTGCCCCGCAAAAAAGGATACATAAGCGTAATTGAGAAGTTCTACCGCAACTCATTTGAGGATACCGGTATGTTCTTTTGGGTTGAGGGCCAGCGGCGACTTGTGCCAGCGGTGACGATTGAAGAGAGCATATTTCTGTATTTTAAGTATCTTTGTATAGAGGACTTTAATATTGAAAGTGCTATCTCGACGTATTCGAGGATGAAAAAAGAACTATATGCGTCTGCCAAAGAGAATTGAAGAGTTAGTCCGTCGTAAAGATGAATTTCTGACCGCAAGTGAAACGGCACTTAATGTTCGGCTGCGGAAGATGCAGGGAATGCTATTGTCAAAGATCACTGCCGAAATCATTCCTCAGTTGGATGTGAGCAATGGACGAATCAGAAGCACCCTCAAAAACTTTCGGATACTTTCATCACTGGATAAAGTTTATAATGACTTTCAGAATGGGCAGAGGGTTGCATTTGTTGAAGAAGTCGGAGGCACGTTATCAGGGATAAACTCCCGGACGATTAACTATTTTCAGGTCATGATGGGACTTGAAACCCCTGCCACGTTTAAAGCCGTTGCCGCAAGTGTCTCTAAAAAGATGGGCATNNGGATCGATTGTCTCAGGCGGATTCTTTGACACTTTAATAAAGAATGAAGCCTTACTTTTGGAAGTAAAGCAAATGACTGCTCAGGCGGTGACTGCTCAGATACCAATGAAAGACTACATCAAAGGTCTGAACACTCTGATTAACGGTGACGAAGGGCCGGGGGGTATTGAACGGCAGTTTAACCGCTATGCTCACGACGTTTATCATCAGTATGCCAGTGCCTACTCAACTGCTATGGCCGACGAAACCGGGATGAAGTATTTTATCTACCAGGGCGGGTTAGTTAAAGACAGCCGTGATTTTTGTGTTGCTCATAATAACAAAGTGTTCAAACGTGAGGATGCTGAAAAGTGGAGAACCTGGACACCGTCGCAGGGAGCTTATCCTGAAGGCTACAAGGTCAAACAGAAAAATCAGGATGAAGTACCGAGCTATTTATCTTATCCGGGTTATGATCCTTTGACTGACCGGGGCGGATATCGCTGCCGTCACTGGATCAGCTGGTTAGTAGATTCTATTGCTGAAAGAATGTTAAAGGCGCAAAATAATCAATAAAAGATTTGCATATTAAAAAAATGGTTTATCTTTGAATTGTGTTTGTGCGAGAGACACGAAAGGAAATTAACGGTTATGTAACCCTAAGCCCCCGGCTCTCGCACAGTTCGGGGGCTTTAAATTTACAATATCATGAACGCAAATATTGAACAATTAGGGATGCTAAAAATGTTAGAGCATTTATATGAAATGCTACATAGCGGTAAACGGATAAAATATGATGATATCAAAAATAAAAATGGTATAGAGTTTAAGTTTTGGTCAAAATTATTAAGAAATAACATAATTGAAAGAACCGGAACGGCAAAAAAACCAGTCTATACATGGGTTGGGATGAGGCCAAATATTTATATGGCCAAGAAGCTCATGGCAGATGATTTATATTTCGATGGCGTAATAATGGAGAAAGATGCCGCTAATGAAAAAATGATTCAATCTATCTTTTATAGAATTGAATATAATGAAAGTCAGGCGGCATTTAATTTTGATAATTATTCACCTACGCATAACACTCCAGGATGGGCTTTATTGCATAGTTCGTTAGAGCCGGAGAAGTGTGTAGAATTTTTTAATTTATGCTTAGAGAAATATCCGGTGTTTAATATATGCACTCCGCAAAGAGACAAATTGTATCATCCTCCTTTGCATGAAATCAAAGATTTATTTGATGAATACCTGAATTCATATAAGCCTAAAAATAAAATAATAGAAGCTAATGATGAACCACTAATTAGGAAAAAAGAATTAAATGTTGAGTTTGATAAATTCTGGGATTTATATGATAAAAAAGAAGATAGAGATAAATGCGAAAAAAAATGGAACTCGCTTACTAATAATGAACGTGAGGAAATAATGCAAAAACTACCCCCATATATCCAGGCAACCCCAGACAAAAAATTTCGTAAAAATCCAATTACATATCTCAATAATAAATCATGGAATAATGAGATTGTAGCATACATTAAAGATCCCATTCCACAAAACAAAACGACAGGGAAAACAATTAGCGAATACACTGACACTGAATTGTGGGAAGAATTGAAAAAGAGGGGATATTCCGGTACAATAACTAAATCATTAGCATAATTCCCCCTCATGTAGCTTGTCTGCATGACCGCCCCGGTGATACGTTGCCGGGGTTTTTCTTTTGTCTTAATTCATAATCTTGACAAAAATCATATCACGATATGACGAAAATCATTGTAAAATAATTGTATTGTTTATAATGAAATAAATTTTTACCTTTGACAAAACGAATTCTATGGCAAAAGAAGAACTTGTAAAAGCAATCATCAACGGCAAGACTAAGAAGTTAAGCAAAGCCGCTTATAAAATTGCATCCCGTTTTTTTAATGCAATTTCAGAAGAAGACTTGAAGAAAGCCCGTCCTGCTGAACTTGAAAAGCCGCTACTGAGGCCGACAATTAAACCTGTGATGATTAAACCGGCAATCAAAGAGCCGGAAGTCAAAGCCCCTGAGATACCTGCGGAATTGCAGGGTGACCCGATGACAGAGAAAGTTGAAGAGACTGTTGAACCTGGCGGTGATCCTGCCGCTGTAGTTCCCGAACCTTCGAAACCAAAACGGACTCCGGCCAAAAAAGCCAAGAAATGAAAGAACTAACCTCAAAGAAAACCGGTAAGGTGCAGTTTGTCAGTGATGACGTTTATAATGAGCTTGTCAGAAACGGCAGGCATAAGAAGTACAGCGTCCGTGATGTGAAGCCTATCATTGCCAAAGCACCGGCAATTTTAAAGCCGGAAGTAAAGAAAGTCACCAAACCAAAACATAATGACTGATTCTGAAAAACAAATTCTTGAGGGTTTTTTGTCGAAAACCTTAAAAATCGGCACTGAGGAACTGGCAAGCCTTTATAACGACGCCGGAGATTTGACTGATTTATCTATTGCTGAAAAAGCCGATTCTGAAAGAGTAAAAAAACTCGGAGGTGTCGGTTCTGACCAATTTAAGAGGGGCGTGAAAGAAGGCGCATCGAAGATTGAGAAAGCGGTAAAAGATAAGTATGGTGTTGAATCTGATCTTGAAGGGGTTGAGCTTGTTGATTTTATTCTTACAGAGAAAATCACCGAGGCACAAGGAACGAAAGATGACATTACCAAACATCCTGACTTTTTGCGTCAACAGCACGAATGGGAAAAGCAACTGAAAGCTAAAGACAAAGAACTGGCCGATAAGATCGCTGAAAAAGAAAAAGAGTTTCAGAAAAAGACTATCATGTCAAAGATCGAACGCCGGGCCATTGAAGAACTTGAAAGGTTGCGCCCTATCCTGCCCTCTGATGCAAAGAAAGCCCAGAGATGGAAGGAGAAGTACATTGATGAGTTCCGCACGTTTGACTATGAGGAAATTGACGGCGACATTATTCTGTTGAAAGACGGAGAGCCTGTTAAAGACAGTCACGGCCATAAGGTCACATTTGAGGACTACGCCCGTGAGACTGCTTCAGGATTCTTTGATTTTCAGCAAGCGGACGATCGCTCATCGTCAGGCAATCGTAGTGAACCAGGCAAGCCTCCGGTAAAAGCACCGACAAACGACGATGAATATTTCGCTCGTTTAAAGGCCGCAAAGACCCCCGAAGATCGTATAGCGATAACGGAGTCTTACGAAAAATTTAAATCAAAATGAGCCAAATAGGAAGTATTGATTGCGGCTTTTTAGCCATGTACCAGGGGATGCTCGACAAGCATTGGACAGACCCTCAGACAAACGTTGATAATGTTGGTGACGTTGAGTCCGCAAAAGCGGTACTTGAAAACCAGCAGGTCAGGATGACCGAGATAACCGGTAAGAAGAAGCGCATCATGTCAGTTGAATGGCTGGCAAAGTGTGACGTTACAACTACCGACTGCTCGGATGACTGTACAATAACCGGCGATGATGCCGATCCGATGTGCCAGGAGTACGAAATTGAGTGCCTTCAGGAAACATCCTTTAAGATGCCAAAACGGGCATATCGTGAAAGGACAATTGAGTTTCAGGAGGCGTATATGTTCAATATGCTCCAGCACAAGAAAGCTCTCGACGAATGGCTTGCCCAGTATATTCTCACTGGACTTGTTGCCAATGCCGGGGTTAACGCTTATGCAGGCATAGGAACCGTAGCAGGAACTATTACAACTATTCCTCCGAACTTCTGGGACGATTCAATATGGGGATATTTCAACCTGGTTAACAGGATGAACAAAATCAAAGACCCGTATATGATCACCGGAACAAACCTGTTCCAGTACATCTTCAACCGTATGCACGAATCAATGACCGATGCAGGTAAGGCTGCAATGTCAAAGGTTGGTACGATTAAGAAGATTTACCAGGACCCAGAGAACGTCGAGACCATAGCTCCCGCTTCCACGTTCCTGATCCACAAGACGGCTGCTGCCTTCATTAACAAGGCATGGAACCCGCTCGGTCCTGTGAATGCACAGAGCGAGGCCGGTGTTTATGCCCTGTGGTCAGAGCAGTCCTCGAACATCCCCGGTGTGTACTATGACATCATCACAAAGGAAACCTGCGAGAGCAATGAGTTTTATCTTGCCTCGAAGATTCAGCTTCATGGAGTTTTTGCTGTTAATCCTGCCCCGTGTGATGAAGATAACACCGGTATCCTTCAGTTCACCTGCGGGAGTTAATTAAATGTTACGTTTAACCGAAAATGGAGGAGC